TTCAAGGTCGATTACGAGCGCGAGAAATCGCTTCTTTCAAAGTGCGTCCGCACGGATGGCCTGCAAAAAGCNGGCACCATTACGTGGGACGTCGTGGATCCGTCCGAAGAGGCGCAGACGCGCACCCGTGACGGTGAGATCCCGATTGCCCAGCTCGGCCTCGGCCAGGTGACGGCGACGCCGCAGGAAGACTTTGGTGGCAAGTACACCATCGACAACTTCGACGCGTACCGCACCAACTCCAACGTCCGCTCGATGCAGATGCGCAAAGCGGGCGCTGCGTGCTACCGCAAGAGAGACAAGCTCATCATCACCCAGCTCGACGCTGCGTCGCAGGTCATGAACTCGGGCTCGGCGATTGCGTTCTCGACCTTCGGCAACATCCTCGACTGGGTGTCCGAACTGGAAGACAACGACATCCCGACGGANGACGGCAANGTCTGGGGCGTCGTGACGCCGAAGGCCCTGCGCCAGATGATGCGCATCAACGAGTTCAAGAGCGCCGATTTCATCGACGTAAAGAAGCTCGAAAACGGCCTGCCGTCGATCGGTTACTACCGCTGGCTCGGCGTCAACTGGTTCTCCCACACCGGCCTGACCGGGAAGGGTACGTCCACCGCGACCGTGCCACATTTTCCATGAAAGCGCGATCGGCGCCCAGGCGGCGGGCGAGCCAGATTATCACGCCTACTACTTCGAGCCCCAGCACCGCTGGGAAAATTACGCTGTTATCATGCACTGCGCCAAGCTCTGCCTCCCTCGGGGCGTGTACAAGGCAATTCATGACGACACCGCAAACTTCACCTCTTAAGAGGAACTGACACCATGGCATACACACCTGCAACACTTCAGTGCATCCTTCAGCGGACGGGTCCGGTCGGCGTCAGCCTCTGGGTCTATGACACCACGGATGCCACCGGCACTGTCGATGGCGCCGCCTACTTCACCAACGTCGGGGCTGGCGCTGCCAACCCGAAAGGTATGGAAGTCGGCGACATGGTCCTCGTCCGGATCTGGACGACGGCCGTTCCGACAACGACCACGGCCAAGAACGCTGCGCCTCCGGCTGACGCCGCCTGGCATATCGTTATTGCGATGAGTTCGGCCGGCGCAGCCACTGTGGCGACCGAGACGGCCATCTCGGTGGCTGCGGGCTAAGGCCCGTAATCCACGCGTCAACGCATGGGGGGCTAGGTTGCACGTCAACCTGGCCCCTTATGCTTTGGAGATATGCATATGACCGTCCGTATCCACCCCTCGCGCCTCGTCCTTGAGCGGGCCGGCAAGTTCCGCAACGTCTACCACGCCCGTGTCGAAGCAGGCCACACGCCTGCGGACGTCATGGATCCCGACTATTTCGGGCAGGTCATGAAGGTCGCGGTCAACCCGTCGCAGGCGACCCTGACGCCGGGCGACGTGATCGAGGTCGAGAGCGAGGACTTCACCTGGGACTGCACCCTGCGTGTTCACGCGCAGGTGCCGAGCACCCAGCAGCTGATCACCCGCCTTCGGGGCGAGGTGAACTATTACGAGACGGCCGACCTGCCGAAGGGCTGGGAAGCCCGGTGGATGGGCGGGGCAGAGCATTACGCGATCTTCTTCGACGGCGAGATGAAGGACCAGGGCATCACGTCCAAAGAGGGCTGCATTGCCCGGATCAACGCGATGATCACACATGACATGCAGTCAGCCGGCGCGCGGGCTGCGAATGGCAAGGCAGCTGCAGCCAACCGGGCTGCGACGAAAAAGGCCGAGGCTGCATAAGCCATGCCCACGCAGGCGACGGTCTTCAGGAACGCCCTCCGCCTCGCAGGCGAGCCATCAAACGTCGGCATCGACAGCGACAAGAAAATCGTCCGCGAGATGCTGGGCGCTTATGACGACGTGGTGCGTGCTGCGTTCGAGGGTACAGGCTGGAACGCTTTCAAAACGATGGTCCAGCTCGCGAGCGTCCTGCCTGCCGTGCCGGGCTGGGACTACACGTACAACGTGCCCGCGACGTTTGCGCGGGTGATCCACGTCTCGAACATGACGCGCGAAGACCTGCCTGCGATCGAGTACGGGTTCCAGGCTGGCAAGATNCTGACCAACTACGAGACGACGTACCTCTGGTTCGTGGACCGCACTTACGAGGCGCAGGTCGGTGGCTGGCCCCAGACGTTTGCAAACATGGTCTCTGCCATGCTCGCCAACGAAGTCTACCCCATCAATGACGAGGCGGACGCGACGCGCCAGAGGATCGGCACTGAGCTGGTCGAGCGCACGAACCTCGCCAAGTCCTACGACGGCTCAACCGACCCCACGATGAGGGAGCCTGTCGGCNNCTATGTGACTGCGCGNCGNAGCCACCTCTTCAGCCGGCGAGGCTGATGCAATGGCCATCCTGCTGCTTTTAACATTGAGGGGCTGATGCAATGGCCAAATCCAAGTCGCAGGTGGTTGCATTCAATGCGGGCGAGCTGGGCAAAGAGGCCCTCGCACGCGTCGACATCGAAAACTATCCCCGCGGCTCCGAGATCATGGAGAACATCTTCCCGCTGAGGCAGGGCGGGATGACGAAGATGCCTGGCACGAAGCATGTCGGCCAGACGCCNGTCAACGGCGCAGCCNTGCTGAGGCCNTTCATCTTCTCAGAAGAGCAGCGCTTCGCGATGGAGTTCTCGCAGTACAAAATCCGGCTGATCTATGAGGGCGCGTACGTTGCCGTGACGGGCGCGCCGGCGACGGTGGGCGCCTGGACGGACGTCAGCACCGTGACGAGCGCAGGCGGTGATCCGCCTCCCGACGGCGGCTCCGGCGGCGGTGTGGATCCGGGATATGATTTCGGATTCGACTTCGACTACACGCAGTTCAGGATGTTCCTGCCATGACGGCCACAGCAGTCACTGCAGGCTCGACCACGACATTCACAGGCGCTGCGGGCGACACCGCTGCTGCGGAGACGCAGGTCACGACATCCGCGCCGACGGAGGCCGTGTCCTTCAGCTTCGAGGTCGAGCGCACACCGCTCACGCTGAAGGTCGGCACGGCCACGGACGGGAACGACATCGTCCAGTCCTCGGTGTTCGCGCCGGGCTTCCATGTCGTCACGTTCACACCGAACGCCTCGACCTATTACGTGCGNTTNTCGCTGACAGGCGTCGGCGTNGCGCTGCTGAAAAACTTTACACCCCTCGTGCCCGGCATCCTTGAGATCACGTCGCCCTATCCTGCCGCGAGCGTGGATAAGCTGCGATGGGCGCAGAGCCTCAACACGATGTGGTTCGCAGGCGCAGATGAGGAGATGCACGTCTTCGAGCGGCGCGGGCAGAACTCCTGGTCGATGCGGCCGTTCCTGCAGATCGACGGGCCGTTCACGCCCCTCAACGGCAGCGACATCACGCTTACGCCCAGCGTGCGCACGGGAGAGACGACGATCACGTCCAGCCGCGCGCTGTTTGCAACGTATGACGTCGGCTCCCTGATCCTCGTCGTGCATCCGGGCCAGTTCGAGACTGAGAACCTCAGCGTGGTCGATGACGTGACCGACCCGATCGAGGTCAGCGGCATCGAGGCGTCGCGGGTGTTCCAGTACCAGGTCAGCGGCACCTTCGTCGGCACNGTCGTTCTGGAGCGCTCGATCGGCAACCAGGTCAACTACACGACAGTCTTCAGCACGTCGGGCGTGACCAGCAACTACTTCGATGACGACCTCGACAACCAGGTCATCTACTACCGCTGGCGGATGAGCGCGTTCACNTCGGGCGCTGCGGTTGTCAGCCTGACCTATGCGGGCGGCGTGACTGAAGGCGTGGCGCGGGTCGTGGCCGTGACGGCGGACAATGCCGTGACGGCGGACGTGATCCGGCCCTTCGGCCAGACGTCTGCTTCGTCCCTGTGGGCGCTGGGTGAGTGGTCCGGCAGGTTCGGTCACCCGGACGCCGTCGCGCTGTTTGACGGGCGCCTGTGGGCGCTGAGGGGCAATGCGTACTGGGGGTCGGGAAGCGACAATTTCGGATCGTTCGCGACGGGGCCGCTGGCGTCGGACGCGATCGGGCGCACGTTCGGCGGCAACATGGCGTCTGCGCGCTGGGCCGTGGGCGCCTCGCGGCTGCTGGTCGGCCTGTCCGGGTTCGAGTCAGAGATCGGCTCGAACAGCTTCGACGAGGTGCTGAAGCCCGAGAACGTGCGCGCGCGCAACAAGAGCACCAAGGGCAGCGCAGACACGCACGCCATCCACCTCGATGACGCTGCGATCTTCATTAATCGCTCGAAGCAGCGGATCTACCGCTTCGGCTATTCCAACCAGACCGGCGACATGGGCACGATCGACCTCACGCGGATGCACCGCGAGATCGCCTCGACGCTGGGCTTTACGGAAATGGCCTGGCAGCAGGAGCCTGAGCCCCG